GATCTCTCGGGACACCGGAGAGGTTGCGGCAGCGACTAACCTTTCGACTGCCATTGTGCGGGCGCACATCATCAGCCAGTAATGCTGTACACGTCCGTGCAGAACGGCACTGGCGCGGGCCGTCGAATGCCTAAGAAGAACCCATTTAAGACCGCCTGGGACTGCATTTGCGGTCGCACGGGCCTGGCCTATTACTGGAAGAACTGTCCCGCGTGTGGCGCACCGCGAGAAAGGAGTTAACATGGGTCTACTAGTACTAGCACTCCTCGTTCTCTTTATCGCGGTTGTGGGCGGTTTCGCCCTCAGTCCGTGGGTATTCCTGCTCATCGTACTCGCTGTATTCCTGCTGGCGGCTAACGGAGGCCGCTGGTAATGGGTAATACTAGCGTAGAGCTCGTAGGCGTTGCTGACCGCCAGATCATTGACCGCAATGACCTGGCGCTCGCGCGCCTGCGGGCAATCGAAGCGGAGACGCGGGGACTGGAGCTCAAGAATGCGATCTACCAGGAGGAAGTCTACGACCGACTCCTGACCTTCCAGAACAACGGAGTCTACCAGTTCTACACGCCAGTCGTGTCGCAGACGGTCACGAAGGCCCTCTACGAGCTAGACGCCATGGCGCGTCGTCGCCCCGAGGAGCCGCTGACCATCGTGTTCAATTCGCCGGGCGGAGTTGTTACCGACGGCTTCACGCTCTACGACTTCCTGCGGGAACTCTCGACGGAGCGGGGTCACCATATCACGACCAAGTGCATGGGTGCCGCCGCGTCGATGGGAGCAATCCTCATGCAGGCGGGAGATCACCGCGTCATGACCCCGAACGCCTTCATGATGGTGCATGAGATCAGCGGGCAGAACGAGGGTACGCTGGCCGAGATGAAGGACACGCTCGCCATCGTTAATCAGTTCCAGGGCAAGGCGCTCGATATCCTGTGCGCCCGCTCGAACATGAGCCGTCGCGCTCTGCAGACGAAGTGGACTAAGACCGATTGGTACATGGACGCTGAGGAGGCTCTAAAGCGCGGCTTCATCGACGCAATTGGGAGCTAGCATGGAAGCCAAGAAGCAGGCTGCTCAGGTGCAGTTTTCTAGCAAGTATGGAAAGCACAAGGCGGTTGCTTCGGCCCAGGTTAAGCGCGAGATCGCACGGCTTGGTAAGAAGTAATGCCTGTGGTGTGGATCGTTGTTGTTTTGGCCGTGTGCATTATGGTGGCGGTCAATGACCACTACAAGGATCACTGGAGGTAGCTATGCCCTACGGCGGAACTACCCCGAGCCAGGATGCGCGGATCGAACGGTGCGTAACCCAGCTGGTCGGTAAGGGCCAGGACAAGGTGAGCGCCATCCGCATCTGTAAGGCTGCGATCCTGCGGGCGGACAAGAAGAAGGGATAGTATGGCGAAGCTACTCCAGCGATACAGGAGCACAGACGGCCTGCCGTGGTCGGGCGCACAGCTTGACCAGGAAGTGGCTACACGTGTAGCTCCGTACGCTGCGAAGTTCGCCTGGTTCCTACAGCACGGCTATCAGCCACACCTGTGGCAGATCCTATTCCACACGATGCGCAGGCAGGCCAAGAATCCGTATGGCCGTGCCGTGGACAAGCTAGTCCGCTATCGTCACCTGGTAGCAGGACGCCGAGGAGGCAAGACCCTATCCGCCGCCTGGGAGATCCTTTACTACGCTACGCACCCAGAGCAGTTCCATTGGGACGCACATGGCGTCAAGAACGATGCGCCGCTGTGGATCTGGGAGCTCTCGGCTAACCACAAGGTCGGCCGTCCGGCAATGCTGACGTTCCTTAAGTGTACGCGGGACGCGGGCCTAGTCCCCGGGCGAGACTTCACCTTCAACAAGACGGAGAAGATCTTCGAGTTCCCGGACGGGACGCTCGTTGAGTTCAAGTCGGCCGACGATCCTGAGAGTCTGCGTGGTGCAGGTCTCGACATCCTCTGGATGGACGAGGCAGCCTTCATCCCGCGCGAGGACGCCTACAACGTCGTTCGACCAGCGCTCTCCGATAAGCAGGGACTCGTGATTTCGACCACGACCCCGAAGGGCAAGAACTGGTTCTACGAGATGTTCTGGAACGCCAAGTCGCTCGGAGACCCGAACACGGGATCCGTCGAGTACCGTTCCATCGACAATCCGTACTTCCTGCACGAGGAGTGGGAGGAGGCTAAGGCCGACTACCATCCTCTGATGTTCAAGCAGGAGTTCATGGCAATGTTCGACGCCATGGCCGGTGTTGAGCTATCGGGCGAGTGGCTGCACTACTACGTGCTGAACGACGTTCCGCGACTGCCAGGCAGCAAGCGCGCTGACCTGGACATCTACATGGGCGTTGATCCGGCCATCAGTCTCAGTGACTCGGCCGACCGATTCGCAATCGCCATCGTAGGCAAGACGCGGGACAACTCGCAGGTATTCCTGCTCGATACGTACGCGGGGCGGATTCCGTTCCCTGAGCAGATCGAGAAGATTCAGGAGTACTACCAGAAGTGGCGACCTCAGTACGTTGGTGTAGAGGCGCAG